CTCTACGGTAAACAGGCTGGGCGTATCTTCAATGATGTCCTAAATGAAAATGACATCGCAAACGGGTATACCGAATCAGGTAAGTTCTATAACCCTAATTCGTACGACATTTCACAGACCGCCACTGATGAAGACCTTGAAAACGCTAAAGGAAGTGCTCCTGCGTTTATTGAGTGGGACATCCCTACATCATCCACTGACTACAGCAGACCTAGAACCGTCGCTGCTGGGTACGACGAAGACCGCAGAACAATGTCTGTGGTGTTTCGTGACGGAACGTTCTATAATTACTACGACGTATCTCCTGGTGAGTGGCAATCGTTTCACGCCTCTTACTCTAAAGGTAAGCCTTGGTTAAACAGAAAAAACTCTCATCAAGCAGCAGATGGTTTGTTTATCAATAAACCTAGAGGTAATGCGGGAGATTTGGAGGGTATGGACCCTCGAATTAGAGAAGCACTTTATCGTGTTGCTCGAACACAGCAACAAAAAGTTAAACCTAAGGCAGGACGTTCAACTCAACGGCCAGGGTATTCGGATGCTCAGGGCGTTATGGTTCCAATCCGTAACCGCCAAGGCCGTAGCCCTAGTGCGTACAAACGTTCTGGGGTTATACAAGGGCGTAACCCTGCAACAGCGAACAAAGCAAACATTAGTGCATCACGAAGGAAAGCAAGTTAGGTAAAATGCCTAAGGTACATAAACTCGGTAAAACTCGGTTCACACAATTCATAGACTTTCCAGTAAAATGGGAACGCAAAGTAGCGGTCCGTGGTTGGACTCAAGAAATTGAGGAACCATTTAGAACTGCTACCCCAGTTATCGTAAGACTGCCTTGCCATAAGGCAGTAGTTTTTGGTAAATGGACTGGTGCACAACCAGATGAAGAAACGGCTCTCAATAACGCTATGCAAGGACGGGTATTACAAGATGAAGATTTTGACAAAGAAAAAGGCTGGACTCCAGCCAGCCAGCAAGATGCAGAAGAGGGTGTCTGGGATTGGGACGTCTGATTTAATCATGTGGGCAGAAAATGCTCTTTATGTAATAGGTAAAGAACTAACCCACCATCAGCGAGACAAAAACATAGACTCTTTACATGAGGCCCGTATGGGTGCTGAGGCTCTTTTAGCCATTACAGATGAGTTGATAAAGAGAGCCGATAAATGAGTGAATACGGCGATAAATTTGAGGAAATCAATCCCGAATATTATCAAGAGGACAGAGAAGAGCCTGAAGAGGTAGGCGTTGAAGAGCCTGAAGAAGATGAACTTACAAAAGAGTTTGTCGCAAAACTTATCGATAAGATGATGACTTTTCAAAGTGCTTTAGTTGGTCACGACCTTCACCCTTATCAGAAACCTTTGGCTCGTAGAATCATGGAGTCCGTGATTACTAACGATGGTTCTGAGATTACTGCTTTGGCTTCACGTCAGTCAGGTAAGTCTGAAACTATCGCTAACACTGTGGCGACTTTAATGGTTCTTTTACCAATCCTTGCAAAAAGATACCCTGACCTTTTAGGTAGGTTTAAAGAAGGCATTTGGGTAGGACTATTTGCCCCTACCGAAGGTCAGGCAGAAACTTTGTTTGGTAGAACTGTAAACCGTTTAACTTCGGAAATTGCTCAAGAAATTCTTGGGGACCCTGACATTGATGATTCTGCCGCACGTGTAGGTGGTGTAACTAAATCCATCAAACTTAAAAAATCTGGCTCTACCATGACTATGATGACCGCTAACCCTAGAGCCAAAATTGAGTCTAAGTCCTTCCACCTTATCGTTATTGACGAGTGTCAAGAAGCAGACGATTATGTTGTAGATAAATCAATCTCTCCTATGATGGCGTATTACGCAGGTACCATGGTAAAGACAGGGACTCCGACAACTTCTAAGAATAACTTCTATAAGTCCATTCAGTTCAACAAGCGTAGGCAGACAAGCAAGAAATCTAAGCAGAACCATTATCAATGGGACTGGCGGGATGTTGCTAAGGTCAACACAAACTATGAGAAACACATCCGTAAAGAAATGTTGCGTATTGGAGAAGACTCTGACGAGTTCCAAATGTCTTACAACTGTAAGTGGCTACTAGAACGAGGTATGTTTGTTACTTCTGCCGCACTTGATGAGTTGGGAGATACCTCTCAGGAGTTAGTGAAGATGTGGCACCAAACCCCTGTGGTAGTAGGTATTGACCCTGCACGTAAAACGGACTCGACAGTAGTTACTGTGGTATGGGTGGACTGGGATAGGCCAGATGAGTTTGGTTATTTTGACCACCGTATTCTTAATTGGCTTGAAATTCAAGGTGATGACTGGGAAGAGCAATACTTCCAAATCGTAAACTTCCTATCTAACTATGACTGTCTTGCTATTGGTGTGGATGGTAACGGTGTTGGTGTGCTGTACAGCAACGTCTAAAAGTTCTTATGCCTAGAGCCGAAGTTATCTCCGTTACTTCTAGCCAATCCGAGCAGTCTAAACGTTTTAAACATCTTCAAGCCCTTATCCAGCGTGGTTCATTGACTTACCCAGCACACGCTAAAACTAGACGCTTAAACATTTGGAAGCGTTTCTACCAACAAATGACTGACGCTGAAATCCAATTTAAAGGACCAAATTTCATGGTAGCCGCACCTAAAGAGGCTTACGCCCACGATGACTTCGTGGATTCATTGGCAATCGCCACTTCACTGACTCAGGAACTTGTTATGCCGAATGTAGAAGTTTCTAACAATGTTTTCTTTTAGCATGAAATTTTCCCGATAAACGGAGAAACTAGTAGAGGAAAATACTAGTTCCTTTCCCCCTATCTAAGGAGTACCCATGGGTATCGCCCCAGCACCACAGTTCCCAGAGCGTTCACCAAACATGTATGAACGCAAGTTGGCAGACAACCTAGAGCGTCGTGGACCTCTACGTTTCGAAGAAGGTGTCGCTACTGACACTGACGTACCTTCAGATTTCGAAACTGGTATCATGAACGGTTTTGCAGCCGCTCCTGGTCGTCCAAACCGCAATGCACCAGTATGGCAGAAGACTGCCGCTGAAACCCTTTCTGAGCGTGCTCACGTAGGTTCAGCAGCATGGATTGAAGCACCTACATTCCTTGGTGAATTTGCACACGGTTCTATGACACAGAACTCAGAGCAGATTCAAGAACTCAAGGTTGTTTCAGGTGGTCGTACTATGCGTATGAACCCAACCGTCGTAAACGACTAACAACCCTCAATAGTCCTACCGCCCCTACTACTCTGGGGCGGTGGGTTATTGTTCCTAAGGAGTTATCATGGCTACTGAAAAGCCGATGAATGAAAAACTCTGGGTGATGGTTGTTTCACAAGCAAAAACTAAGTACTCAACTTACCCATCGCCTGGAGCGAGTCACTGGGTTCACCAGCGTTATATTGAACTTGGTGGTAAGTTTGAAAAGAGCACAGACCACACTGCTCGCAAAGCAGCAATGAAAAAGTTGTGGGAACGTAAACTAGCAGAAAAGCGTGAAGCAGTAGCGAAGCGTAAAGACAAGAAGTAGGGCAAATATTTAATGAGTTTTGCGGATTTTTCTCCACCGAGTTATAGGGCAGCCTCCTCTGACCTAACTATCTCTATATCTCCATTAGGACTAGTAGAACTAGCCGATGAAGAGTTTGAGGTTCATGGTCCTCGCCTAAATCGCTATTCCCTAAACTGGGCTATGTATCTTGGCCACCACTGGGGCTATCGTCGTGAACAAGGCGAAATGCAGATTGCCGTTAACTACTACCGTGCTTTCCTTGACTATCTAGCAAGATTTACTTTTGGACCTGGAGTCCATTTCCGTAGCCCACAAGCAACGGGTGCTATCGTACCTAACAGGCTTGAAAGGGTCTGGGAAATTGATAACGATAAGCAGCGTGTTCTTTTAGAGATGGCTCAGACTGGCGGTATCACTGGAGACTGTTTCGTTAAGGTTGCCTATGAAGAGGCTTGGGAAGACAGCATTGGGCGTCTTCACCCTGGGCGTGTTAGAGTCCTTCCTCTAAACCCAGCGTTTTGCTTTCCAGAGTTCCACCCACACGACAGAACTCGTCTACTTAGGTTTAAACAGAAGTACCGTTTCTGGGGAACATCTCTAGAGGGAACTCGTCAGGTCTTTACTTACACTGAAATTCTTACTGATGACATCATTGAAGAGTATGTAAACGATGAACTTATTGACTCAAGACCGAACCCACTAGGCGAAATTCCTGTAGTTCATATTGCAAACATTCCTGTATCAGGCTCCCCATGGGGGTTGTCAGATGCTCATGACATTATTACGCTAAACCGTGCTTACAATGAAATCTCCACAGACATTGCAGACATCATCAACTATCACGCAGCACCTGTGACTGTAATTGTTGGTGCTAAGGCTTCTAACCTTGAAAAAGGTGCTAAGAAGGTTTGGGGTGGTCTGCCTAAAGACGCTCAGGTATTCAACCTTGAAGGTGGCGGTGCAGGTATCCAAGGTGCTCTACAGTACCTAGAGACTCTAAAGCGTTCAATGCACGAACTTATGAACATCCCTGAAACTGCTCTAGGTCAGGTACAGCCAATCTCGAACACTTCAGGTGTTGCACTTTCTATTCAGTTCCAACCTTTGATGAACCGTTGGACTCAAAAAACTTCGGTATATGGTAAAGGTATTGAGAGAGTTAACGAACTAATTCTCCTTAACCTAGCGGTTAAAGAACCAGAAACTTTCATGTATAACCCTGATGAAGACGGGCCGATTGCAGAAGACCAGTTAACTCAACTGGACCCTAACGACCCATTAACCTACGTTACCCATGCCCAGTTCCAGCCACCTCTACCTCTAGACCGAATTGTTATGTTGAACGAACTAGCACAGTTGATGTCTATGGGTCTTGAGTCTAAAGAAGGTGCTTTGCGTGCCCTAGGCGAAGAGTTCCCTGACGAGAAGTTGGCAGAAATCCGCTCAGAACTAGTTGATGATGCTCAGGCTGAAGGTGCTCTTAACTTAGTTAAGGTTC